AAGTAGAAGTGCAGTCACTACCATTGGTCCTTACCTTATGTGAGAAACCGCCCAACCTAATGCAGCGCCGGAAGCGACACCTACCACGTCGTGTTTCGTGGCCTTACCACTGAGGAAAGCGACGAGAGTTGTTGCAGAAGCAGCCACCACAAGCCTGGGACCGAAGCCTTCACTGAGTGCGGGGAAAGTGGCTGCTGTGGCTGCTGTATGGCGACTAGGAACGTCGTTGTTCGGATTGTCGATACCACAGTTGAACGGTTCACAGGGACGTGGGCGAGGGAACCAATGTGCAATCAGCATCGAAGCTCCTTGCACAGTACCTTGACGGATACCTAGTGTAACCCAGCAACGTGTTTGACGATCTGCATGCGGACATTCCGCAGCATCCACCACGATGGCCGCACCAGCAATCACCCATCGAGCAATGTCTGCTGCTTTTTCTTCACGAGTGGTTTGGGCCTGAACGGTAGAAGCAGTTAGAAGTAAAAGTGCGATGCAGAGAGTTTTCATAACAAAGTCGCCTCATTCTATATGCAAGCCTAATTCCAGCCTGCGTGCGTAAACGTTTACTTCACCAATTCATGTGGCATGTCATACGCCCAGTGCTGACGATAGTCACAATCTAAGCAGACAAAACCGATTATTGTTGCCACCAGAAGTCGATGATTACTGTCCTTCCCGCATGTATAAGGATGAAACTGACAATGATACTGATAGTTGTTAAACAGTTTTATCTGTTCATCGCTCCAAGGAGCTTTGATCACATCAGGAGCTTTAGTCACACTGCACCTCGGCCTTTGGCTTCCGTGACTCAGGGAACAGCCGTGCGCGAACATAGTTCGACACGGATAACTCCTGAGCCTTGGCACGTTCCTCCAATATTCGAACTTCCCGTTCGGAGAGACGTGTGGCCACTACCTCAGTGCGCTTTTCGTCAGATGACATGATCCTCGCCAGTCCTCATTAGACGTTGGGTATAGTTCTCAGACATGATCCTCGCCAGTCTTGACCATATTTGCCAGGGTGTTTGCTCGTATACCGACCTGCTCTGCCCACTTACTTTCTAGCATTTGATGAGCAGCTTCATCAAAATTTTCCTTCTCTAAGGCATCGATCATGTGCTTAAACTCTCTAAACCTTACTGCGCCTATGTTAAACATCATATCGATGAGAGCACGCTGACGAACCTCATTAAGTAAAGGGTACCAGGAGAATTTCGATATTTCTCTAACTGCCACATAGATATCGTCATTTAAAAGCTGCGTCACAACAGTAGAATTCAAACCCCGGTCAGTTAGATTGTGACCAACACCAATCGTGACCTTCCCTACGGTATCTACATAGGGAAAGAGGCGCATACCCTCGTGCTTAATGAGCTGCTTTTGAAGCCTCTCAACGTTAACCATACACAATACCTTCTGTGCATCGGCATCGAGGATGGAGTGGTGGACCTTCTCCACCAGGATCTGGATACTCGCCGTCTAAGTCGGTTCTTGCACCGTCAAGTGACTCGCACTCGTCGCAAAGATCCTTATCGCCAGTCACAATCCATTCGCGCCTGACAGAGTCATCTAACAAACCCTTATCGACAGCTTGGTCCCAGGCCTGTCGTTGGCCCATGTTCGCAGCGAACATGGTTTCTGTTTTAGCGATGAGTTCGGCTCGATTCTCATCGTCCACAATGCTTTCGAGTAAGTCAGCTAACTGGGCCGGTGAGATCTTTTCTTTAAACGCACCAACCACCTCATCGCGGATGCGCTCGCGAGTCGTCTCGGTAATCTCAGTCACAAGTTCCGCAGCATGTTTCTTTGCCCATTGGATAGCTGGCTTATTTGCTGCGTCAAACTTAATGCCGATCTTGACTTTAGGCATTATTAACTCTCAGTGTTTTTCGAGGATCGCCGATGGTAGTTCAACTCACTTCGGAGTAAGTCGCGAGTCACATACTTGGCTTCCATCGCATTCGAGAAGTCACGTTGCATCTCTAAGATCGAAGCTTTCAAATCTGACTTCGTGACGACCATGGTCTTCAGTTCGTCAATGCTTTTCTGCATGGCCGTGGCGTTGGCTGCAGCCCTTCCCCACCCTACCATACCATTCACAATCCAGCCTATAGCGGCTATGGCCACGACAATAACAAAGCCGACGATAGCGGTCTGGATCGTAATCACCTTCGATCCTTATGCTCAAGCAGCCTCTTGATGTACTCGATGAATGTCGGCCGTAGCACAAGGAAACACAGCCAGATCGATAACATAGCTGCAAAGCCATAGACCGCAATTTGCGCCCAGATGAGTGTTCTCATAACTCGTCCAAACATGGCTAACACTAAGACTGCGTCAAGGGAGTAGAGAAAGAGAATAAAGCACAACGCCATTCTCCTGGCTTCTTTCCCGACCAGGAGCTTCATGACTCCTATTAGAAAGGTAGGAATCGTGAATAGCGATATGGAGATGAGTAATGTCTCAATGAACACAATCCAGTAGTAAAGTGGTTTCAATGTTCAGCCCGCAATCTCCCACAAGCGATCATGAGCACCAAGGGTTCCTGGCTTTCGGGTGTAGTTCGATAGAGCAATCTCCCACAAGCGATCATGAGAACCCTCCGGTTGAGTTATCTGAAACCTTGTAGAAGGCGCGTGTTCCATCATCGAACAGCACCTTCGCCATGGTTGCCTTGTCTTTTGTTACAGGAACGAAGAGGTCGTTGATATACACCACCATGCCGGTCTTCCCGTCAATCGTGATCGGCTCAGGAACCATAGGTCACCTTCTTATTCTTCACGAGCTTGTAAGCCTGTTGAATGTCAGCAGCCAACCTTCGCCAGTGATACTTCGGCATCCTGTCACCCGTCCAACGTTTATCTTCCGGAGTGAGTTGATAACGAACTGTCTCCGCGAGAGTTTCATCAAGCGCTCGCTCACGGCCGTTGTAGTGACGAGTCACAATATTCAGAGCTTCCGGATGCCAGTAACTCTTTGCATAAGTCGTATGTCCGTCTTCCTGTTCCATCTGGTCCCGAAGCCCGCCATTGTTTTCTAACGGACCACCGAGATAAGCATCTCCCCAGGTCTTCGCAAAAGCAGCACTCGCCGGAAAGCGGTCATAGACCTCTTGAAGCTTTTCAGGACGAGGATAACCACTGCGGCGGAAGAGGCTATTCGGATCTCTGTAATCTTCAGTCCCAATCAGGTCGTTGATTTCCTTATGCTCCTGCTCCATGACCTTCTTCACATGGTCGTACTGAGCATGTTGGATTTCATGAATCGTCACACCTTCGACATCGGCATTTGTGAGCACACGAGAGTTTAACTGAATACGGCCGGTAGACGGGCTGTAATGACCGGCTTCTAAGAACTGCTTATCACCGACAGTGAATTTGCGAGGATTCTCGTCAACCACATCGATACGTGTGGGATCGAAGCCAAGCTTGAGTGCTACATCGACAGCGTGCTGTTGGACAGCCTCTACTGAAAGATGGGTGTTTGTATCAGTTGGAGATGATTCAGATCCATCACTCGAGAATTGACCGTGTTCGTCACGGGGATGCTCACTCTCGTCCCACTCTGCTAACTCCGTTAACTCCGCTAACGCTCGCGTACCCAACATCTCCATCGCAGCCTGCCCGCCGTCTTCCAGGCAGGCCAATAACGCCGCTTCTAGGCCCGGTCTAAGGCTATCCGCCATGGCCTGCAGCGCAGGCTCCGCGAGCTTCATGGCGACGGTTGGCGAAGATGTGCTGGAGACTCTGATCTTAGACGCCGCGTGCTTAAAAGCTGTGGCGAAGATCTTCTTGATGGCCGGAACGTGAGCATCGGCCGCTGCGTGGACGAGTGTTTCAGTCGCACGGCTCAATGAACGATGAGTAGGCATCCCATCATCCGGCTCATCCTCCGAAGCACCAGTCTCTTTCTCTTCACGCCAAGGTTTTACCTGACCTGAATAAGAAACCGATTCGAGGAAGTCGGCCATCAAGTCTTCGTCAGTACTCATAACTCATCTCTATTCATGTTGACCATCAGATCTTCGTCAGCATGTTCATCTCTATTCATGTTTCATCAACTTCGCTTTCCAAGGACTCCATACAGCAGGATCAATATAGGAGGCGAGCGCTACGGTCGGCGTGTTACCCAGATGGTCCGCAACAACTTTCCCTACTTCCTTGCGAAACCTCTCATATTCTGTTTTGTTCTTCGGAGCTTCTCGGTCCTTGATCGCTCGTAAGGCTGTCGTCGTGCCATGCCACGTGCGGAAGTCTTTGACCTTGAAATCACCATCACGTGAATGCAAATAGTCGCGCACCTTCGCATCGGATGTATCAAACAACCGTCCACCAGCAGCCACACGAGGCTTCAGAAGAGCAGCTAACTGCTTATCCTCAAGCACCTTTTCGATATCGACGCCTTTCTTGCCGACGAAGGTGAAGGTCACTTCGTCACCCTTGATCTTCACATGCTCCGCTCGCAGTGTCGAAGCTCCGTAGGCTTGCTTATCCGCACCTGTGTCGGTATCAGATCCGACACGGAAGCCGGTCTTATCAATCAGAGTGAGTACAGCAGCTGCTTCCTGTAAGTCTTCAGATAGATCTTTGTTCTTCAGGTCCGCAGCGACCTTACTTCGAATCTGTGGTAACTCCTTGTTGAATTCTTTCAGTCGATCAAACTTTTCAGCTGCAGCACTCTCCGAATGCTCTGCACTATACCGATATTGAGTGCGGCCTTTTTTGTCTTTCCCTGTAGCCTGTAAATCAGCGTTGTGATCCTTGTTGATACGGACATCAGTCCAAGCTGGAGGAAGCTTTAGTTCCTTACGGCGAGCGTCATGGGATGCGCCACTTGTAGACCACTGACCCTTTTCGTCACGGGGATGTTCGCTTTCGTCGAAGGCCTTGAGTGACTCGACATCGTCATTAAACCAAAAGTCAACTACTTGTCCTGAAGGTAGGGTTAATTCCCAAGCAACTCGTTCGTTTCCTTGTTCATCTAATCCAAAGGTTTCTTGCCAATCACCCTTAAGACTATTCAATAAAGACTCAAAGTCATACTTGTCAGAGGCAGGCGTCAAAAGAATATCTAAGTCATGCTCAGAGGAGCCCTTTGTTGCAACAGAACCAACAATCGATGCTCTATAATTACTCTTTTCTAATGTATCCTTAAGTGAGTCTAGAAAAACCTTAGCTTGTTTATTGTTCCAAGACGTATTATCAGTAAATTGACCATTCTCATCACGAGGATGTTGACTCTCATCAAACTCCGCGAGCACTTCCGGCCGCAGCGACACAACAGTCTCCTCACCATCGGTGCCACAAAACACCAGTGAGTCAACCGTAAACTCTTGACCAGCAAACAAACTCAAGCCCTTGTAATAAGCGCCGGTCCCTGCCTTCACATAAGCAAGCGTGACGTGTGGGTGGTAATCGGGATGAGTATCAGTATGTTCGAGGTGATCGGAAATAAGCGCATTGACACTGTGTAGGTCAGGCGAGATGACGTTGATAAGTACGACATCGTTGGCTCCTGCGAGGGTCTTGGGAGTCAGTACTGACTTCACAAAGTTACGAATTGTATCAGCTGTGACTCGCTCTCCGAAGACCCTCGTAGCTAAGGTTTGATTGCCGTCAACATCGATCACATCGATATGATGCGTGGTGGGAAAGGAGTGACGTTCGTTCCTATCCCGAACAGCCTTCCAGTCACTGACGATCTTCTCCGCTTGCGCGTGAGTAGGCACAGTGGCTGTCATCACACCATGCTCAGGAATATTTCGAATCGTGCCTTCCTTCAGCACCTTGGCGTAGTTCTCATCTCCGCCAGCCATTTGATGATGGTGACCACCACGGTTCTTCATGGAACGGCCATCCGGATGGATGAACGAGGTGTTCGCCCAGTCTTCAGTCGTGCCTAACTTCGTAGCGAGCTGGTCGCTGGCAGTCCATTGATTCCCATGAAACTCATGTCCATCAACATCACCGGCCGTTCGAATCACACGCCTAATTTGATGAGCATGGAAAGCTATATACTCATCAGGATTCACACTATTACCCTTGAACACGACGCCGTCATGCTCCGGCTTCAGATCCTTGAGTGCTTCCTTCTTCGCCTCGCCAAAGGATAGACCTTTTTTCTGGTAGCGAGCGATAGACTTTGTAATGTCTAGTGGGTTCTGTAACGACAGATGTGCAGCTACTACGCTACCCGGACGCGTCTTGATTGATTCTCCAGGTTTACGGGTGTAATTCGATGCGGAACCCCTGTCACTCGTGAAATAGACTCCGTTTGGTCCGGTACGTGCTCTCACTGGAGGAGCATTTGGATCTAACTCAATGTCTCGATAGACAGAGCCATGATAGACGGTTAGTGGCTGGCCTTCCTTGTCTACAACCTTTGAGTTACTGAACCAGCGGCCGTGTTCGTCACGTTCCTGATCTGGATCAAACACCAATGCTCTCACATCTCGCTCAGTCAGTCCCATCTGAGCCAGCCTCAACATCCGCCGCATGAGACCGCGAACGCCACTCCCGCCGCAAGCAGGGCATCGCACGAAGTGCCAACCGTCGTCTGTGGGAGAGGCTAGCTCAGCTTCATGCCACGCTGCTATTAACTGAGGATCTTCTTCGTCAGGTCCATGCACAGAACGATCTAAGTCACCTTCGGCAAGATAGACAGGAATCCAGCCAGTGCCTTCGCATTGACCTCGGCAAACTGTGTTTGAGTTTGGATAAGGAATGTTGAGTGCTTGGTAGCGATCAGTGTAAGGTGAGATTGATGCCCATCGTCCTTCTGCGTCACCTAACACTCTCGAATTGAATTTAATCACATCGGCTTGCTTAGACAAATCCCCAACATGTGAAACCTTAATAGTGGATTCGCCACGAGCTTTAGCTGCCAACACATTATGATTACCGTTCAACAAGACTTCTTCACCATGAATCGTTGCAACGACAGGGCGAGAGGTCATACCCTCGCCGCGCTTATAACTTTCAACAGCTGTCGGCTGAATATAATCCTGCGTCGTCTTTAATGAATCAATACTAACTTCTAGAGTCTCTCCGCGCTGTGGGATACGAAGTTTTCTCGCCTGATAAAAGTCAAGCGTCTTATTTTGAGGAATAGGATTATCAACAGCACGTCCAGCAAAGTACTCACGTGCGTTTCCAGGGTTCAACCGGTCATTAAGGGAAGTCTGACTATCGGTGCCTTTATAGGTAGTCGGCAACCCAAGACGTTCAGCTGCGTCCTTTTCTTCGGTCCGTATGCTACCCTTCGTGTATTGATTCCCATGAAACTCGTGTCCTTCCACATCTCCCGCCGCTCTAGGCTCCGCCTCAAAGCAGCCAACCTCGCCTAACACCACGCGAATCGAACCCACACCATGAAGTAACTCCGCCACATCACTCGCTGTGACTCCCTCATGCAAGCCATACTTGACAGTGACATGAGGTTGTAACTCGCGTTCAACGATATCCTCCGGCCGAATCGGGAAGTCTAAGATCGAGGTGCGGAGAGGTTCTGGAATGTTGATTTGAGTGGAAGCGAAGCTGTATTCCTCGGCGTGCCTCACATGTCGATAGTCAGTTGGTATCAGTGACTCACGAGCAACAATAGCTGAACCCTCATGCAGAGAATCGAAGCCAGTCAGTCGTCCCTCCGCCGACATGCCCACTTCCTCTGGGTCCGGATAGACCTTCGAACCAGGAGCTAATCGGAAGGACTGAAACTTTCCATTGCCGTGGATCTTCGCAAGTGCTTCATTGTTCGAAACAAACACATGCTTCCCATCGAGTGATCCACCACGATGCACGATAGGCAGTGACTCGTATTCCTGCTGGGTCAGTTCCCAGAACTTTTTGTGACCTGGGACCACTGATACATCCTCAGCTGGCGTGCTATCGATAGAGGATGAGGCGTGATCATAGCCTCCGGATGTCCACTGGCCGTTTTCGTCACGTTCTTGCGAGGGATTAAACTCCGCTGCTCGATGTGCCTTCCTCGCCAGATATTCTTTTATCAGTGACTCCTTCTTTTCAGTCAGTAACTTCTGCCGAGACTCAAGCATCTGACTGACACGATCTCGATACTTCACAGGAGCATTCGGTGCTGCCTTCGTGACAAACTCTCGCCAACCGCCAGTGGGACGTAACTTCTCAATCGCTTCAATTTGACGAACAACACGCTTACCTAACGCATCTGCATCTTTCACTTTCGCAACACTAAACACCTTGGCGTAATAAGAATTTTGATCACGCAGTGACTTCCATTCACCAAGACCATCAAGCAAGGCATCAGGTTTCAGAGCACCTTGTGCTCGATGCAAAAGCGTTCCGCCCTGATCCACGCGTGTAACTTTGCTCTTATCACTGACCAGGACGTTATCGTGCCCAGTCCCAACCGCGTCCCAGTTCATCGTAAAGACATCAGCTACGAAGTGATCAAGAATCGCATCAGCGTTCGCCGGTGTAACACCCGTATGCCCTAACGTCGGTCCAGCATCATGCAACCACTCAGATGCAATCTTCCCATCCGGTCCGAGTATCGTATTCGGAACATCTGCACCAAGCTTGCGATAGATCGCGTTTGAAATATGCTCGCCAGCAGCCTGCGTCGAATCCTTATAATTCTTGACGTAGTACTTCTTCCCGTCCTTATCAACGAAGGTGCCTCCTTCGTTGCTGCCCTTCGCACTACCTATCTTCTTCAGACCGGCGAACCACTCGGAAGAACCCTTACTGTTTGAACCACCATCAGTCCACTGGCCGTTTTCGTCACGCTCTTGTGAAGGATCGAACGCAAGGGCACGCTCACCTGAATCGAGAACAGCCAACCATAGTTCCTTGAAGTCTCCGGAAGCTCCTCGTATCGTCTTCCACTTGACACTGCCGAAAGACTGACCATCCTTTAGCTGACCGGTCTTTGCTCCTACGATCCACTCAGGTTTGATCGTACCCTTGAACTTAAAGGAACCTTGCTCAGGATCTACATTCTCATCAACCTTTAATTTCTTATACTCACTACTCGGAATATGAATCTGAAACAGTGCTAAGTTCCCAGAACCTTGTAACTTTCCTGTTTCACGTGCCCAATATGTTGCTTCATGTTCCGTTGTGGCCACATAGACATGGCCCTTCTTTGTCTCCTGATAAGTAGCTTCCTGGTTAAGAGTGATACCGTTACTGAGGATAGAGTCTACATGCTTATCAAGAGTACCATGATAGAAGAGACCTGAATCGGAACCACCATCAGTCCACTGACCCTCCTCATCACGTGGCTGACCAGGATCAAATCCCGCATCTCGAAGCGCAGCCTCGACTTCCGCATAGGAACGGCCGACAAGTGACTGGGCTAATCGTAGCTTATCTTCAATCGACAGTCTTACCGGAACCTCATTACTAAACTGATCCTCACGATCCACCTCGCGTGAGGCGATATCTGTCAAGACAGCGTCTTCGTCTTCGCCATTCGCAATACGAAGGCGAATCTGTTCTTCGAGATTCGTCCCAAGCGAGACGATAACAGCATCACCTGCAGGGGAGATGAAACGATCTTCTCGTTCGCTTAGAGACTCTGTTGGCTCACTCATTTAAGCATCTCTAACTGTATGACTTCCCTTGTATGGCCTTTCAGGTTAACGGTAGCTTTGCCTCTTACTCGATAACGTGTGTTATGAGGTAGAAGATACTCAGACTCACTTGGGTGATGACTAATAGGTTGAATGTAGCCACCACGAGATGGTTTAATCTCGTACAGAATTCCTGTACTGGCCCAACCACTAGCAAAGTTAGGATCAATCGAAGTTGATTGATAACCGCGAAGTTCTACGATGTCGTTATTATTCCAGGTCTTAGAGAATTCAGTAGCTTCACCAACCCTCACACCTCGCCATACTAGTTCAGGAGGTGGAGGCTGATGGGACTTGGCTAAAGCCGAATCGATCTTATCGATTTTATTGTGATCTGCCTCAGTCCAACTACCCTTTCTCAACCTTTCGTTTAATCCCGCGTAACCAGATCCAGTGTAATAGGCCAGAGCATCCTTTTCTGTGCTCGGTAACTTATCTAACCACATCTTAGCGGATTGAGTTACGGTATTCGGATAATTCGAACCAACACTTCGAACTGTATCATTAGAAATCGGCCAACCAGGAGTATGAGAAGCAACTGGCGCAGCTTCGATACCCTTTCCGTTATGGAGAGTATCGAGCGCTTCTCGATGCGCGTCCTTCGCAGCGAACGGTGAGCTGACCTGTGTGCCGTTCTTATCAAACCATGCATACTGACCAGCGAGCGGACCGGATGTTTTTTCCTTCCACGTATAACCACTGCTTGTGGCCACAGCAAGCTTCTGGTCCTTTGTAAGGGAGGTCCAGGGTGTGGAAGAACTCACAGTTACAGGACTTGTGGTAACTGACGGAGTTGCAACTGGCGGAGTGACAGCAGGAGGCGGAGTTACAGGAGTAACCGCAGGAGGCGGAGTTACTGGAGTGACAGTGGCCGGAGGATTCTTCTTAACTAACTCCGCTAACTCCTTCTTTTTCTGATCGACCTTCCAGACATGGCCAGCGACCTGCCCCGGTGTCATCCCTAACTTTTTCGCTGTCGCTTTAAAAGTCTCACCAGACTTAACCATCTGGTAAGCTTTATCTTTCAGGTCTTTCGGGACAGGAGGTGCTTTCGGTGCTTTCTTACCCTTGCCTCCACCACTGTCAGTAAACTTGCCTTCCTCGTCTCGCGGATGCTCCTCCTCAACGAAAGCAGCACTGACACGAAAAATCGTATCACTAAACGCTTCCAACTTCCTATATTTGTCCGGCCTTCCAAACGCACGATCATCCCACATCTTCGTGTTGCCTGTCTCGTACTTACGCGAGATAGACATCGAATGATTATTGATGGCCATCACCTCAGTGTGCATATAGCCAGAAGGTGACATATCAAGTACGACGCCATCATGTCCTCGTTTGACTAACTCCTTTGTGAGTTCATCAACTGAGGCTGTTTTAGGAAGGCCAACAGCTTCTCGAACAACGTCCTGCTTATTAGTCTTGAAATCCTTCAGCGAAATCTTCAGCGGATGATCCAGTGTAACCTTTGTTTCATAGGCCAACGGGTAGTAGTGAGACACACGTTTATCAGTACTAAAGTAAGTCCCTTTCCCAAGCCAACCCTCATCCGTTGTTGACCCTACTTTTTCTGTGTCAAATCTATCAAAGTCCTTTGTTGAGCCGTGATGAACAATGTCGCCACTTGTCCATCGTCCATGATCATCACGCGGCTGATCATCCGCAAAAGCAGCCGCCATCAATGCAGCTGCCGCTCGCAGATCCTCGGCGATGATTTGTTCGACCGCTGTGTCAATCAGGCTCATAGGGGTTACTTGCTCACCGCCTTGAGAAGCTCCGTCACGTCACTAATGAGTGTTGGGTCACTCCGGAGAATCTCGATGATCTTGGTAATCGTTTCGAGATGCTTCGGATGCGCCGCGATGAATTTGAGAAGCTCTAATGCGTTCATTCAACCTACTCCTTTGTTTCAGTGCACAACTCTAATCGGTTTCTTTTCAAGAAGCATCGTCAACAGTTCACGTAAACGATCCTCCTGAACGGAAGAAATAAATCCAGTCTGAACATCTATTCCATCATCCATAAACACAAAGATTGCAATCCTTGTGTTTGCAGGTAAGTCAGGACCGTGCTTTTGCAAAACCTCACCAAGGGCAGAGGCGATCTCTTTTGCTGACATCCTTACTCTCTTGTTCTCACTGCACGAATAGACTTGATCGCCTTCGTGTTATGCACATACACGATGCCATGCAAGTCGTGACCGTCATAACCAGAAGCAATCATTCGTTGATTGTAAGTCTTCGGGTCACTCGCTTGGATTTGAGGTGTATCGAAACCACCACCCTTGAAGAGCCTGCCCTTGCCACTTACCTCTAAGAGGGTGTATTTGTCACTATCGAACGGTAAGGCCTTGCCCGTCTTCGGGTCACGTTTCGAGAAGTAATCCATGGCCGCTTTCTTCCCACTCGAGAGTGACACAGCGTAGTCATTGTTCCAGCGAGGCTTGACTAACCCTAAGTTGAAGCCTTCCTTGAGGATCTTCTCGGCGTTTTCTTTCCTGGTCACATGGTAAGCCTTGAAGGTCTTCAGCGGAGCCTTGTCTAACTCCGGAGTCTTTCCCGATATCTCAGAAGCAGTCTTGCCACTCCCTGTGAACCGGCCTAACTCGTCGTGGTAGGGATTACCAGCAAGCGCAAGAAATTCAGGTTCGGCCAGATAGTTCTGCATCGTCAGTAACACAAGGTCATTCGCTTCTTGCAAGGTACCCTGGATACGTTCCTGGTCACCTGAGTCCATGGCCGCACGTAACTCGTCCTCTTGCAACATATCCGAACCCTGAGCAATAGCAGCATCTAAAGCACGCGCAGCGACTGATCCTCCCTCGCCAGCTGTCAGTAACTTCTGCGGTTTCTTTTTCGCAGTAAGTGCATCTGTGGAGTCAGTCTCCCCAGGTAACTCCTTCTGCGTCCCAGGCATCGGCTTTCGTTCCGCAGCAGGCAGAGGAGCTAAGTCCTCCCACGTTTGTCGAATCTCGTCGCTGGAGAACACCACCTCGCCTTGTGACTTGTTCACACCGGCCCAGATCATTGCGCCTCGTGCCTTGTCTAACTTCGACAGTGACTCGTCGCCTTCCTCCTCAGTGAGTGGCTCTAACTGATACCATTTCTCGCGGATTTCATCCTTCGTGAACACCACCTCGCCCTGAGTGGAATTGACAGAAGCCCACTTCTGTGCGCCATCTGCTTTTTCCTGTTCAGTAAGTGTTTGAATGTGTGCCCATCGTACCTCGTACTGCTTGGGCTTCGGCAGGTAGTTATACTCAATCAGCCGGTCATAGAACCGTCGCATTACATAGGGTGTGACGTAACCTGTTTGACGGCCGTTAATGATATCGCGGAAGTTTTCGCGGTCCTGTGAGGAGGCTAACTCGCCCATCTCACTACCAGTGAGAATGCGCTTAGGAATGCCCTTCGTACCAGCAATCTGAGTAATGATCGCATCCGCCTCAGCTGAGAAATCTGCAGGGCTTCCGCCTAACTCACTCAGGTTCACTCCGCGAGTCACAATGACGCGGTTGATTTGATGCTGATATTCCTCTAACTGCTCACGCAGACGTTCGCGTTCGGCAGGACTCAGTCCTGGGACATTCGGCATCCCCGGAGGCGCAGCCATGCCCATCGTTTTGTCAACATCCGCGTGTAACCCTGCGTTCGCCTTGATCCAGTACGCTTCTGAACCACCTCCGCGCACCTTATCTAAGTCGTCTAACAGGTTCCACACGCACTGCAGCGAAGGCACACCATAGGTATCGTTGTCAAGGCAGCCTTCCGCTAAGTGAATGACACGTGACCAGTGCACCTCTGAAGTAAGTGCACTGGCAACAGTCGAACGTCGTAATTGATACGACAGTGGCTGACCGAATCGTTTGCTTTTGTCATCGTCATCAAACGAGACAACCGTCGCCTCTCCGAATGTCACAAACGCGGAAGCAGCATTGCGATTGTTGAAGCCTCCTACACCGATGCCCGGTCCACCTGCGCCAGCATAAGGCTGGATGTAGGAAATGTCATCTGGCTTACCGTTTCCCTTGGGAAGCTCCTCATGCAGAAACCCAGGAGCGCCAATCACCAGTACCGAAAACCAACTCAGCTGCGAGAGAATATCAGCACGCTCGATGTAAGCATGGACATTGAGTCTGGTGTTGAGCGAGGTACAAGCCTTCTCAAACTCTGTGAAGGTCTTCGGATCCTCATCCTCGACTAACTCCACTCCGCCTCGCCATGTCGCCTTCGGCAAGCACTCAATGAGCTTCTTCGCTAGACCACCACGGGCATATCGCTCGATGTAATCCTGCGATGTCAGTTCACGCGAGTAACCAAGCACCTCATAGAGGTCACGCTTACCTCCGAATGTGATACCTGCTTGTCGAGCAAACTGATAACGATTGACAAGAGCAGTACTCAATGCACGCAGTTGAGCGTCTTTCTCTCGCTCCTCGGCCGTGCGAAATTGAGCAATGTTAGGCGCAGCGCTGCCGACCGCTAACTCCTCACTCACAGTACCACCATCGATAGCACAAGAAAGGTCAGGCCCACGCAGACAATACGATTCCAGTCAGGTGAGCCATAGCGCCATGCACCCAGTGCAAAGCAGCAACCGGATAACACGAGGCAAAGATTGTGAATCGGTAACATCATGTTAAAGCTCCTTGAGATAGTTGAGTTCTGACATATTCTGCAAGGAGCTAACTGTTAGGAAGATCTAGCCGATCTCCGCAAACTAGATCTAACCTGTTTCCACAAACTAATAGATCATTTAACTGCGCTAGTTGTATCTCGTAGCACTTCTTACAAAGCCTGTTAGATGTAATCGCTTTACAATCCTTATTCGAACATTTTTGCAACGTCACAACTGAGCCTAACTGCGAGCAAGACCTATTGGTATATCTCGTGTAGGCTCACCGCCATACAACTGATCGTATCCCTCCTGACGAGCTTCCCATTGAGCACGAAGCACCTTATAGCACTTCTCACAAATAGAGTTAGAAGTTAAAGCACGACAACCCTCCGTCATGCATTTATGAAGTGTCACGCTGAGATCCAATCATCAACAACCGGCCTGCGAAGTGACTCAGTCGCATAGCGAGCGGAATCAATCACGTGATTCTTCTTATCTTCGAGAATCGGTAGCACTGTGGTGCCGTCCTTATCGACCTTGTAACTGTAATGAACTAACTCGTCAATCGTATGAGTGCAATCAGGATGCACGAGGATGTTGTAACCCTGAAGAAAAATCACACCCTCTTTGACGCTATTCGCACCTTTGATCGCTGCCTCGATGCGAGGGTAACCATGGCGCTGCAGATAGGAGATCGTTTCTGGTCGAGCGCTGTCAGCCACTAACGGCCAGAGGCGGGCCATCGCGTGGCCTTCCGGATGGCGACAGGGTCTCGGTGATGTGTAATCACAACCACACTCTAAGCCGTCAAACAACTTCGGGATATCGTCAATCTCACACCCGATGCGATAGGCTTCACGATCAAATACTAACGTGCGTTCGTCAAGCAGCCATGAGCGCAACGCCACTGTCGGATCCACACTAAATCCCCAGTCACCACCAAAGCGGAAGATGGTATCTTCTGGCGGTTCGACTTCCTGTATCGTCCAGTTCTTAAAGACGCGTGCCTCACTCTTGCGCTCATACTCACCGAGCCACACGTGAGCATACTTCTCTGGGTCACGGCCACGATCCCAGAGCATCTCTTTCTTGAGAACATCAGGGAACCAGGGGTTATCTCTCCAACTCGTTCTAATGACTATCGCACCAGGAGGCAGGCTCGATCCGCGCAGTAACTTATCAACAGGATCCTTCGGACTCTTCGGATTCCATGAGAACCACAGTTCCGAACCGGGCTTACGAATGGTCGGCCGGAGAAGTGTCAGTGAGCGTTCGGAGAGTGACTGCGCTTCTTCTACCCAAGCACCGTCAAAGCCTTCTAATGATTTGATCGAGTCAGCTGTGTGATCTTGCATACCGAGAAAGATGATGACACCGCCACCCGGTGTGCTTATCTCAGTATTCGATATCCCAAACTCGTTGGTGAGTTTGTGCTCTTCGATCTTATCTTCTAATAAGCGCTTGACTGACTGCTTTAAGGTGAGCTGGATTTCTCTCACACACATGAAGCGTGTGCCAGGACGCACGACGCAACGTTCGAGTAAGGCATTCGCAAAGAAATGTGACTTCGCACTTCCTCGTCCGCCATACACACCTTTGTAACGAGCATCCTCTAACAGAGGAATATAAGCTCTAGGCGTCGGAAGCTGGAGGGAACGTCCCATACTAAGAGTGAGTAGAAGTATGAAGATCATTCATCGGCATCCTGCTTCGGATCAACGATGATGCGTTCAACCTTCGTAATCATTTCAAGAGGTCCGCCGTCCTTACCAGTCAGTTCGACACGATCAAAGCATGCGGCAACATTCGCGTGTTTGCCCATGAGTTTCAGTGTTCCAGGCTTATCCCACAATGTGAATTCAACCTCGTAAGTGATTCCGCCTTCTCTGTCGTGGCGAACCTTACGTTTGATCGATTTAATCGCACGCATCGCACCTTCCGGTGCATCAATCGTTGGCTTTAACTGACCGAAGTCATCGATGAAGTAATGCTCGATGTTCGAATGTGAGAGCAGTGACATCTCATGCAGGACGGAATCAGCCGTGGTGTTGACTCTCGATGCTCTTTGCGCCTTACCACGCGCCACTGCTTCTCGCACACTATCATTTGCTAATAGGAAGGCAGCTTGTTCATTCGCAGTTGCCGAGGAGTAACCGGCTCGTATTGCCGCCTGAGTGCCGTTCAAATCAATCAGATACTCGGCAACAAAGGCTGCTCTCCGAGGAGGCAGCTTGATAACTTCTTCGTCAGGATTAGGCGCATCCATAGATAGTCCGCACTTTGCCGCATGGCCGGATTAGGCGCAATAACAAAGTCACTCTTGTCCAGTTCTTTTATTGACGGTCAACGCAATCACAAGTCACTCTTGTCCTGTTCCTTTACCGCCCGACAAGACCGGCCAGCTTCACAGCCTCACGACCTTCCCCGGAGGCTGTGAAGCCCAAAACTTGCAAAATCATTAGAGGTTCACGACCTTTCGACCTTTTCGACCTTTTTCGGCAAAGTTCGTACCGGCAAATTCAATATCGACGGTAGCTCCGGGACATTGGTGGTTCTTCTTTAAAAGGTTGTGAAGGTAGTGAAGGTAGTGTAACAAGCCCGGAGTCAATAGGTTACAGCTAACAACCTTCAAAAAATGCCCGGAAAAAGGTCATGAACCCGGCCAACCGTCGTGAGATTATCTAGCACTTAGGCGACTTTTCTGCCTTCGGGACCGAAACTTGTGCCCAAAGTCAAGCAAAAATTCCCAATGTTTTGGCGTCTGACAGCCTGTCAGACTGCCTGATTTGTGCTCCGAAATCTTCAAATTCATTAGGAAAAACAAGGGCAGAAATTGGCCTTTATAAATAAATTGCTTTCGTGATCTTTCCAAAACGATAGCACTCCATAAGTGACTCAAACTAAATATGAGTGACTCGCTTAAAGCTTCCGCCTCCCTCTCTTCGAACAAAGGTTGTGAAGGTCGATAGGTTGTGAAGTAAGCCGTCGTGAGGCAATAATTACAAAGAAACCGGGCTAACTCCGCCAGTTACGCCAGGAAGGTCGAAGCCCGACATTCGAAAGCCGCTCCGCGCAAGGTTAGATCTTCCGGAAGTCCCACCATCGGATAACAGCATGCCCGTGTGAATCTATTTCAAACTTGACATCAAGTGAATTTAATATGTTGATCATTCGATCCATACACTCAGTCTTTTCCTTTTCTTGTTTTGCTTCCTTATCTAACCTCGCTTGGACACGAACAGGATCACAATCTCTACCATAATGATAATCATCAAGTTCACAATTAGAGCACCATTCGTGATTCCCCATCAGTAACTCTCCTATCTCTTGATTCTACTGGCCATTCTAGATTCTAGAATTCTGGATCTCTCCGTTCCGCTCCCCAAGTCATAATAGGTGCCACTTAGAATTCTGGATCTCGCCTCTCCGCTCCCCGAGACTCCCACGGTCTTTCTTCATCAGCCATCTCAGAGTATCTATTCCACACATAATCAGCAGGCCAGTGGAACGCTTTGATCCAGCAATCTCGACATTCGAGAAGCGACGGAATATACACCACTCTCTCAATCTTCCCATCCACAGTCATCTGCTTCGTTCGGAGAGGTGTGTATTTTGTAAGAAACATCCCCATCTCAGTTTCCGTCGATTTCCTCTCACGGCTCGACCGATGATGCCGATCCAAGAATTCCATATAATTGCGATGAAGATCCTTTTTCAAGATCCGATCCGGCCATTCATCACTCTCGATCACACCAGACTCTAACAATTCTAACCACCAATGTTCAATCTGCTTCAGTGACTGCGTCGTAATTTCCGACTTAGCCGCCGTCACAAGCGGAGTGCGAAGCATGCGCTGATTCACCTTATAGTGCAGAAGCTCATAGAGCATCGCACTCAGTCCACCCTCAGCTAATTCCTTCCGAAGCTTCGAGAAGTGATCATCGTCCTGCTTTCTAACCTCAGCCACATCAAACACGGTAAACCGCCGATCATCGTGTTCGATAGGAATCGGCCACTCGTTATTCGAAGCAATAATGATATGCAGCGCCGAAGGCTCCTCAATCATCTTGAGAAACTTACGATGAATCGGCACAGTATCTTCTGTGATCAATCCCTTCAACTTCGCTGCTGCGCGAGGATCCCCTCCCCAGGTGGATTCATCAGCAAAGATATAAGACTTCCCTGAGAGATGTTCGTTGAATTCAGCTGTGAGTTGGTTCGCTCCGAGAATGTGAAGATACTGTTGTGATCCAAACAAACCGCCGACCATGTTATTCGCAAAGTGACCTTTGCCCGTCCCCTGTCCGCTGCGTAACACCATCGCAGTCCAGGCGTGACGACCAGGAAATTGGAGCATCGCAGCGATCCAGTTCATGACCCAGTTGAAGTGCTCCACATTGCCATTGCAGATCACGTCAAGAATATGCTGACGATTGAGAGACCAATCACCAGGAATCGCCGGTACAGAAAAGCCTAGCCATCCGTTATAATCACGAGGTCCAGCCTGCATCTGAGATCCAGGCATCGCATACACAAGCCTGTCGTAACTCCGCCCGCGATTTGACTTCAACCAGAAATCAGCGAGTGGGACAATCTTCACCGTCTCACCCGAACGCACCTTAATAAACTCCTTAATCAACCTCCGCCGAAACTCATCGAACGGCCACAACTCCTTGACTGAACCATCTTCGTTCGTCTGCATCACCACGACCTTGTTGCCGATGGAGATGATGGCGTATTCCTTATTAACGTCGTCTATGGTCATGCAACACCAGCGGATCGACGATTAGTAGTCATCAACATTATCAACCTCTACAACCTCCAGATTATCCTCAGAATCATCATCCACTAACTCGAGATCATCGTCATTCATACCGTTCTTCAACATCTCGATACGTTCTTCTTGCTTGGCGAGTTGTTGTTCTAGTGTGAGTGGAGTCTTCGGAGTTCGCTTCTTCGAAGGCTTCTTGCTCTTAAGTGTGGTGTGGAAGGTAAGAACGTTTGAGGAAGATACAGCAGGTGAATCAACTGCGATTGCTTCCGATAGTACAGGATCTGAGATGGGCGGCGTGTAATCCGGATCGTCGGCGGGCTCCTCGAACGTCGCGTAATCCGGTATGTGTTCCGCTCTAGCGAGAAGATCGACACCCGAGGCGCTCTTGATGGCATCCGGTGATAGACCGACTTCAGTCAGGTTGATCGCCAGACTGAGGTCCACGACTTCGAGACGTTTGAATTCTTTGCGGTCAGGGTGTTTCGAGACGCGACGAATGTAAGTCTCTAACTCACTCTCAGGAATCGGCGGTTGGCATTTGGCGAGGTTTTCTTGCTTCAGGACGACTAAGAGCTGATTGACGTCCTCGATGCCTCGTGCCTGGAGTGAGCGCATGAGGCGGAACATCAAGTCATGACGCTCACCGGCGTGAATACGGGAAGGCAGGACAAACGCTGCACCTAACTCGCTGGAGCCTCCGCGTTCATCGGCCGAACGGTCGTCCCAGTGGAAGTCCTTGACCGGGAATATGGGAATCTCACGGATATCCCAGGACCAATCATTCGCATGATAGGTGAAACCAGACGCGTGCAGAGAACCAGGACCAACAACATACTGACCTCGATGCCTGAATTCTATGGTGTGACCCTCGCGATGGAAGAAATGAGGAGCATCGTTAATCAGCCGGAAGTAACGATGTTTACCGCGAGCGGTGTTCACAATGAACGGTGTAGGTGGGATGTTGTTGATAACCCAAAGCTCAGTCTCTGGATCGTCACTATCAACAACACCTAATAGACCGAGGATCACACCATAATTGACAAACTTCGCAGCGACTGATCTTCCGCAGTTGTAATCGTCCCATGAACGGCAATCTGGTTCTTTGCCCTTCGTGACCGAACCATCAGCGAGCGCAATGCCCGCCTGTTTGATCGGAAAGACTCGGATTTTGTTATCGAGGAACCAAGTAGCTTTTGAACGGCTCACTGAGCACCGTCAAGAAGGCGAGACTCGTCTCTGTATCCACAATTCGCACATTGAGGATGGATTTCTCCCCAATAAATAAGATTGATGTAACTGTGAACAGGTTTACCTGTGGATGACGGTCTTTCAACAGCGTTTGGACAATAATCAGCTGTTGGCGTTGGGACAAGCAATGCTGGCACGGTCATGACCTCCGTGTGAATGTAAACAGGCAGCAGGGTCCGGTGAGATGGGTCAAGCATCTCACCGGGTGATACCGTCGTATCCCCTGCACCGCGTTCTATTGGGCGCTTGGCGGCTGAAGGAGCCTACTCGAAGCCAGCCAGCCGAGCAAGCCGCTATATGTTGTGGTTGCAATCGGACCGGCATCTATGATAAAGGAGGCGGGCCAGAGCCAGCTGAACGGAATGAATGGCCCGACGAAGAATGGCCTTGACTTACCCTTTTAGGAGGCGTACCGTTCGGGAACAATGATCGATGGAATACTTCTCGGCGCTGCCTACCTCGCTGCTTACTTCGGAGCACTTCTACTGGTGATCTGGATTGTGGATTATACCTTGGGAGAGGTGAATACTGAATCGACCAAAGATCGAGATTGAACCTTTCACCGATCTAAGCGTATAGTGTGATCATGATGATTCTGCTCATTGCATCAGCAGCCTGCGCGGTCCTTGCCTTGCTCATCAGTGTCATGGCTGTTGGAACGTTGACTTCGTAACCGTCTAAACCATTGAGGAGTATGAACATGCAGGCACCTGTCCAGTCCACTACCGTCCGCAAGCCCCGCACGAAGAAGGTCAAGAAGACCACGAACCCGATGCATTCTCGCCATTCCTGGCGCTATCGCTTCAGCGGTGTCATGAGGCACTGGTTCTGCAAGAAGTGCGGTGCGCCCTTCGGGACGCTGGCTCGCTGTAAGTAACGGTGAACAGGAGCTTTAGGCGTCAGCACGAAGGCGTCTAAGGCTCCTCGAACCTTTAACGCTCCTTTCCGTATAGACGGACATGACCGAACAATCCGCACGAGAGTTGTTCCATAAGATCGCCAAGGAGCTGGACCTCGATCCGAAATGGAGGTTCAGGTTCGACCGGGCCAAGCGCCGATTCGGAAGCTGCAATTACGGAAAACACACGATCACCCTGAGCCTGCCTATCGTGACGCTGAATGGCGAAGGCGAGGTAGGCGCAACGATCCGGCATGAAATCGCACACGCCAAGGTGGGTTCTGGGCATGGCCACGATGCCGTCTGGCGGGCCATGGCGAAGCGTTGCGGAGATGATGGCCGAAGGTGCTACGGCGAGGAGGTCGCCACGCCTGAAGCCGCTTACGAGGCAACGTGTCCCGCATGCGGAAAGCTTCACCGGCGGTACAACAAAATGTCCACTTCCGGGTACACCGCAGCCTGCCCTGGTTGCGGAAAGGTCCACCGCCGTCATCGGTTGCCAAAACGCGGACGAAACACATCCTGTGCCAAGTGCTCAGGAGGCTTTTTCAACGCGAGGTTCGTGTTGGCATGGAAAAGTGATTACGTACCACCAAGGCAGACGTCCTGCTCCTCC